GTTTCAGGGTTTGTTTCGGGGTCAGTAGGCTGCTCAGGGTCATAGTCGGGGTTAGCAATCTCACCATCTACGAAAGGTTTGGTTATTTTTGTATTGTCTACTGAGTTGATAACTTCAAAAAGGTCTGAACGGGGTTGCACCTTGGCAACCCCATTTTCAGAATCTAAGTTGAAGAAACTGCCATCATTGGCAATTGAGTATTTTAATTCGGCCATTATATCGCCCCTATGCCGTTATGATTTTGAAATCATATTGGTATTCATCAGAAATTTCCAATCCAGACGATTCATCAATTGTGAATGTCTTGTGTGGAGTCTTACCCAAATATACCCACCTTGAAGCCTCAGCAGCCTCGTAAAAGGTTTGCGGGAAAGCCTCATCAAAAGTGGATATGGAAGCCTGCAAGCTCGACCATTGATTTGCTGTATAAAGCAAATTGTGTTGTGGTGAATAATTTAAAATAGTTACTTCGTAAGTACTTACTGAAGGATTTTTCAAAACAAATTTGAAAAATTGGAAACCATCATAACTCGTGCTACTGTCAGCATAACGAAATGCGCCAAGCAATGTATGGTTGTTATTATTGACGGATTGGGTCTTCAAGAAGCTCCAACTACCAGTAGCCAAATCGCCAGACCAAATGTAAATATCTACATCAAAGGCAATAGGATTGTCAGAAGTAAAAAACACATTCCGCATTGAATTGACTGTCCCATTGTCCATCCAACACCACCCATAATATGTCGGCATTGAACTTGTTTGAAACACATCAAAATCTTCAAAGTCATTGTCATTGTCTGGCTTAATGGCCTTGCCATACACCAAGTAATTATCTGCACTGCCATCCCAATCAAGCCTAATGGCCTTACTCATAATGCCATCTTCACGCATGTGATAAAAACCGCTGGCTTGTAAGTTTGAAGCCTCGGTAGCACTAGAAAGATTGGGCAAATCAGACAAAATATAATCATCAGTGAAAATCTCATCAAAATACTCAATGGCTTTAATCTCTGCCGTTTGGTCTTGAGTCTTGCCAATGTGGATAACGCGAAAAACCTTGCTTATTTTGTCAACTTCACCAAATGAATATACGTCAAATTGCTGCGGAGCAGTTGAAGGTATTGAGCCAAGTGCAAACCACTCGGTTTCACCATTTTCTTCAATATCTGGCACAATGCTCATTTGCGCCAATGTATCATCATGCGCCCTATATAGCAGGCTGTAAGTTTTAGCTAGGTCACAATAAATAGACTCATCTAACCGCACGCGATTAGTATTGCTATCATACTCAACAACACGACCAGAAGCTAAACCCCACTGCGGCACATCATGTGAAAAATAAATCAAATCGCCAACTTGACAGGCAATGGCATCAACATCAGCCTCAAACTCAATCGTTCGATTCAAGTAATTTGTGGTATTAAGCAAGAAGACACCATAATTTTTGGCTTGCTCAGTAGACGTACAACCATATAGGGTAACGCTACTTTTATTGAGCTTTTGACTTGCCCATTTTGTTTCTGGCAATGCGAGATAGATATATTCACGAGAGTAATCATTGTCTTTATTAAAGTAGGCAATTTCAACAGCATTAGCCCTGTCAGTTTTTCCAAGGAAAATTTCTTTAAAACTGCCTTCTATAATATTGCCCATTGTAAACATCTGAACAGGTGGATTGGCCACAATATCAATTGGCCTATCAACAACTACACCATATTTGTTTCCACGCTGTACAACAGAGGCCCTACCAAGAGTGGAAATATGGTCGATGGCCTTTTTAATTGTCATGGTGGAATCAAAATATATATTGGCAAAAAATCCTTCTTGTTCGCAGTAATCAGCCCAACTCAAAAATTCTCCAATCTGAACATGGGCGGGGTCAAGGCCACCACCGTAGCGATTGTTTGTTAAAATATCATAACTGATTAAAGCTGGATTATTAAAGGAATATTGCTGTATGTCAAAAGCGTAGAATTTATTATGTCGCTCATCAACTTGAGAGCCATACACCTGAACATACAAATCATAGCCCAAACCGCTAAAAACAAGTTGATAATATTTTTCCAATGAATCAATACTTTCGATATTGTCTGCTTCATCATAAACATAAAAAGAATGTAAATCGACAACATTTGTGCCAGCAGATAACGAATATGTCTGAGTATCAATGTGTTTAAAACTTTGGGCATCTGCATTATACTCATAAATTTCACAATCAACCATTTGTGAGACATTAGAATATAAAGCTATCTGCGAATGAAGCATGTCTGAGCCATCATTTTCAGCCCTTGCTGAATAATAATAGTCGCGACCTTGAACAATCTTATCAAAGGCATGTTTTACCCGGGCTGCATGAACTGCACTACAATCAATAGTAACATCTGGCATAGAGTTACTAAGCTGGTCAGTAGCTAACGCCCTCATGCCAAGCAGTGCTGTATTGGGGTATGTGAATTTTTCGTTAAGACCCTCAAGAATATACTCAAGATACGTTTCATTTAATGTGTTGTTATCATCTCGTGGAGGCTCGGCAAAGCACACACAAACCTCATATTTGCCTGTTTCAAGCTCATCAGAAAGCGTGTGCTGGTGTCGCTTATGCTCCCTTGTGTTGTCTGTTATGGCTATTTGCTCGCCATACCATGACGATGCAGGTTGCCACCCACCACTGCCATCAGGCTCAAGTTTTCGATAATATACAAGAATTTTTACTGTTGTATTTTTGTTTTTGTTTTTGTTGTTAATATGCACAAGGCCACTTGGAAAAGAAAAATTAACAGCTAGCGAATTTACAGCATCGCCACTTGTTTGATACTTCGCAGGCATATTTGCTAAAGAGCCAACACTCTTTAAATACACCCCACCAGTATCTATAGAGCGAGAAGTAATCCAGCTTGAGCTAATAAAATACCCTCTTCTATACTTTTCAAACCACATATCATCAACACGGACTTCATATTGATCCGGTGTAAGTCCATCGAAAATGAATGTCTTGTCAAACGTCTCACTAGTGTTCTTTTTAATCGAAAATGTTTCATAGTTAAAAGAGCCTGAAGAGCCATATGGACGATAGCCCAACTTTATAAAGCATTTTGCGCTATTACCATCATCATCTTTTAAACCTTTAAAACGAAAAGTAACGGCCAAACCTGATACGTTATTAGCCTCAGTATGCGCCTGAGTTCCTATGTTATATAGATTGACATACTTATATTCTATTGTTCGATAATAATGGTACGAGCCCCAATCATCGCGAACCTGCTTTGACTTGGTGGTGGTTTTTGCCAACAAAATATTTTGATTTTTAGGCTGTGCGTTATACTGAACCTTTACATTAAGGTATTGATTGTAATAAGTATTTTTAAAATATGGTATAACACTTTGCTCGTTATAGCCATTACGAAGAGCAACATCTACATCGTCATAGTTTTTAATAGGGTTGCCATCAATCTTTAAGCTATAATCGCTCAAATTTACAAGATTTTCAGATATTGCATACAAAAGATTTAAATACTGCTTAGAATCATCTTTTGTTTCAACATATCTGCCAATCAAATATGGCTTAATGGCCAGTGTGCCATATAAAAGCGGGAAAGGCTTTCCTTCCTGGGTTTGGTTTCGGCTATCCCACCCATAATTTGTTGACTCCTGCATACCGCCGCCAACAGAGCCATCAATACCCATATCTGCTTGTTGTATCGGCAAAACAGCATTAACAAGCATGGAACCACCAATACCAATACCTATACTAAGCATAGTGGCACTCATGGAACCAGCAGCAAATAAGCCGCCAGAAGTGACAGGGCCAGCCAACGTCATCATGGTGGTTCCGCCAATAGCAAAGGCACCACCAGTAGCCATTGTCGCCGCCACCATGACGCCAATCATGGCCACAGTTCGCAGTGTTCCTTTACCACCTCCACCACCGCCACCTTGCGGAACCATCGTAAAGGCCAAAGAATCTCCAGACTTGGGGAAAACTTGGTCAAAATTATCTTCATAAATTGCCCCGTTAATTGAGGCAACAACATTCACATCGGCAGGTGGAATTGGATAAAATTTCAGGAAATAATCAAGAACAGAAGAGCCATCATGTTCAAAATACCTTATTTCACGATTCAAATACGGCTCAAAAGGGTTTTTAATCGCCGTTACAATTACCTTATTGTCCTGCATATCTATAAAACCCCTCTAAGACAGCAGACCAATACGGATGGTCTAAGCTCTCTATACAGCTTTCCTTTTTGCGAAAAGTATGTATAAATCGATTGTTACCAATAAAAACACCGCAATGGGTACACATATCAGGATATTCACTACTTGTCTTAAAAAGCACCAAACAAGGCGCAATAGGCTTTTTAAGTGAATACCAGTCAGAACGGCACTTATCTATTTCATTATTTATTTGCTTATAAGCAAAACAGCTTATTGGATAATCAGGAAGCTCAACGCCAAACTCTTTATAAACGAGACGAACAAGCCCCCAACAATCACACCCGTTTTCATCGCGTCCGCGATTTACAAATGGTATTCCAATTAAATTATACATACAAACCTCTGCGCCCAACGCCAGGGCAATTTCCAAAGCGTTCTGTATTATTTAGCTCTTTGCATCTGGTGAGCGACCTGTCACATTCAGTAGCAGAGCCAGTATATCCGCACTCGACAGACTTAAACTCCCACCTGCAAAAATTCTTTAAAACCTTATGCTTGGGGAAATTCATGTTGTATGGGCTAGATGCACCTAGCTCGAAGCGACACCATTCTTCATCGGTGCTTGTGCCATTCACATCAAATGTCCACTTTGGCACATTGTTCACCACATCTAAATGTTCAGAATGAACAACATACAAGTTGACAGTCGCACCGACTCCGCCATTCGCCTGCTCCACATAATATTGCACCATGCGGTTAATATTGGAAACCTTGACAACAATCTTCGGAACTTCATTTTTGGAAGACTCTCCAATTGTATCTATATCAAATGGGAAGCAAACCCAATCATATCCATTCCAACGCACATAATCCTTTCTATTATCAGATGCAAAACGCAAAATTTCTTTTTCTGTCAAACCACCCATAGGTGGTATAATCACCTCAAGCAAAACAATCCATGCGCCAGTATCACCAAGCAAATTTTTACGCTCAATCAACTCTGGAGGTAGATTTATCATACTTCCTCCAACTTCACTTTGACCTTGTAAAAGCCCTCAGAAGCACTTTCGTATGCAATCTCTCCATCTGAATATTGAACCAAAAGATCGGAGTTATCCCAATAATTATGCCTATATGCGTCAACATTTATGTTTTCAACAGTAAAATCTGCTGTTAAAGCATCATAAGGCTCAAAAATCAAATATAAATTTGACAGTGTTTGATTTTGCGAAAAAACAAGACTCGTTATTGCGGGGCTAGCTGAAGTATCAATATTCGCTTGAGCCAAAACACCTTCTCCAGTTGTTTCAGCACGAATATTTACTGGCTGAGCATTTGAAGTCACCTCCACAGCACTAACATCTGCCATCTCACCTAAATCAACCTTAATATAGCATTGCGATAATTCAGCAGAATAGAAATTTAGATAAGAACTTGTAGCAGCCTCGTCATCAAACATTAAGTCAATATCTGAATAATAAGGCGGGTAGGTGTTATCTGTCAGAGGCATACCTTCAACAGAAATATTTGAGCCATAAATAATCTTTTCACTTGGCCAAACATTGGGAAGGGTTTCAACATTTGTATTTTTATACCCCATAGGGTCACTAATAATATAACGAGAACAAAAGAATGTATTGCCAAGATTGCTCTCAAAATGAGCTTTAAGTACATAAAACTCACGAATACTCAAAGAATCCCAAGACAACTCAAACTGTCTTCGAGTGCGAGTATGCTTGGCCCTGGAAATAACATATCCCTTTTCAAAAGGAGATTTTAGCTGCTTCTTTATAAGCGTTCGCTTCACTGCGGTAGGCTTTAGTATCATGGGAAATGAAGCCATATATCCTCCAAAAAAAGGCGGGGCCGAAGCCCCGCCAATAAAACTAAGTACTTACTTATATTAACCACCCAAAGCATCACGCAAGCCATGCGCGTTGCGCTGGTAGGCATCAAGCCAAACTTCCACAACCCCACGCTGCATATTAAATTGCGAGCGGGCTTTGGTTGCCTGCATGGGCTGTCCAGACTCATTGTGAATCTTCACATCAACCTGCCTGGGGCCAGAAACGCCTTGCCCAACCTTATCCTTGGGGATTACTGCCTCACCCTTCTGGAGAATGGCAGGGTATTCATCTGGCATAAGGCCATTATGAAGCCTTGGAGCAAAGGCAAACAGGCTGGCAGGAAAACTACCAGTGCGATTACCACCACTACCCACAACGCCGCCAGAATGAAAGAACCCGGCCTGTATGCTACTCATCATGCTAGACGCCATCTGTTGGGAAGCCATGTTTGCCATAGCCTTAGCTATACCCTTGAGAAAATTATTGATATAATCGCCAAGGGATTTTACCTTACCCTTAATTACATCTACAAAGAAAGTGTTGAAGCTGTCGGCCATCGCCTTAGACATTTCTTGCATCATGTCTTTGCCAAGCTGCCCAAGCGTTTTAAATTTATCGGCAGCTTCATCAACACCTTGTTTGATGCCCGCCATAAACCCTTGTGGGTATTCCATTTCTAGTGCCTGCACCTTGGCATCACGAATTTTTTTGGCTAACTCTTTGACAGCTTGAGGGGCGTTGGAATTGGCTATGTCTTGATATTCTTTGTTAATGCGCTTGAGTTGCGCCGCATAGCCATTGCCATCAATCTCTTTTCGAGCAGCGCGAAGCTCATCATTAAGTTGACGCTGCAAGTCAATAATAGCCTTCTTACGCCTTACACTGTCACGCTCATCAGCCTCAACTTTACCATACTGTTGAACATCAGACATATATTGCTTATCAAGTTGAAGCTGCTTTTGCCTCCAACTGCCATCTTCAGCTTGAGCGATACGCAAGCCCATTTCTCTTGAGGTCTGGTCGGCGGCTTTTTTGGTATAATAGGCAATGCGAGCCTTTTCATTTTTCTGCTGACGCAAAACATCAAGCTGCTCTTTTACAACTTTCGTCTCACCTTTTATTTGCTGCTCATACTCAAAATTATTCTGAGTAATCTTCTTTTGCAGCTCGTTATGGCTTAAAGCAAGGCGGTTTTGAAGCTCTAATTCGCGCGACTGCGCCTCTAACTCCTGCATACGATTTTTATTATATGTCTCCCTTGCCTTCTCCATAATTCCTTTTTGCAAGGAAGACTTGTTGATTTGATACATCTCATTATCGCCAGCAATCTTATCAAACTGTCTAAAAAATTCCTGCAATGAATTAAGTTGTGCATCCCAACCTTTCTTACCAGCAGCAGCAGCCTTCTGCGAAAAGTTACCAAATTTGGTAGACATTTTACTAATAGCATTTTGCTGACTCTTCGTCATCGTATTATATTTCTTAACGACATTATTAAATGTCTGAAGGTCGGCATTTTTGTCCATTGCCTTAACAAGATTAAACAGCGTTTCAGGCACTTCTTCCAACTTGTCAAAAGCCTCTTTTGTTTCGCCATCTTTTGCAAGCTCATCTGCACTTACTGCCATACCAGTTTTTAAGGCTTTAAGCTGGCCTAGTAAGTCTTCCTGAAATTTAATGAGCTTAATGGCGTCATCATCGCTCCTATCAACTTCATATTTTTTACCCTTGTATTTTGAACCACCACCATTGCCCTCAGAAACTTTATTGTCCATGGATGGCGTTATAAAACCACCATACATTAGCTTAGCAAAGTCTTTTACTTTACTTAACTTATTAACTAAGCCATTATAATCATCTAAAACTTTAGAAATCCTATTCAACAATAAAGTAACGGAGCTAATTATACCAGTAATAAAATTACCAACAATAGACACAGTTTTTACAGCAAGACTTTTAAGTGACTGTAAAAACGCCTCGCCCTTCTCAGTAAACTGGCCATCATTTGTGAAGAAAGCTCTCCACATCTCACCAATATAAGTTGCTGTTTTCGCTATTTTATCAGATAAATAATCGCCAAAAGCATCAGCAACCTGTTTAATTTTATCATGGTTTTCATCAAGCAAATCATTAATATTGCGAATTATGCCTTTAAGCACCCTAAACGGAGCAAGACCTTCTTCCTTAATTATTTTGCCATTTTCCAGTTCAAGATTCTGGTCGCGCATGACCCAATCACGAAAAAGCGTCCATTCGTCTTTAATCATCGAAATTTGCCCTTCCCAGGTGGAAGCAACAATTTGTGCCATACGATTAAAAACGCTATGCGTATCGTTCGCAATCTCCTTCATTCGCTCTCTGGTTTCAGTAGCACTATATTCTTGACCTGGAGTAAACCCCATCAGCGGCAAAACACCACGTTCACGAAAAAGGTCAGCCGCAGCAGCACCAGCAGAATACATCTTAATGAAGTTACTGGTGGTTTCTTGAAGCGTCAGGTTTGTTGTGGCCGCAATATCAGTAATAAAGGACAGCCAACCCTTCAATTCACCCTTACCTTCTTTCAAAATAGGCAAAAGATTTTGCCCCGACTCCAATAGCTTTTCCGCCTCAAAAGGAACCGTAGAGGCAAACTGTAAAATTTCATTAAATAAGGCGGTACCCTCTTTAGTTGAGCCAATAATCTTACCCATAGACAACTGGATACGCTCTAGCTTCCCCGCCAAATTAACAAACTGACCGCCAATATCCACAACAACACGCTTAATGCTGCCAAGAACGCTCTTCATCAATTCCAAGCCCTGATTGGCCACCACAATAGAGCCACCAATAGCTTTGAAAACAGACCCAATAGCACCCAAAGCCTTGCCAGGAGCACCAGCGATCCCCTTGGCGATCCCCTTCATGCGATCAATGCGCCTTTCATAAGCCTCTTGCATCTTCCGTTGGGCTTCCTGTTCTTCGGCAATGCGCTTTTTGCGCCAATGGTCTTGCCATTTAAACGCCATCTTATTTAGTTCACGCTCTTCACGAGCATACTTTTCTTTCCACTGCATGACCTCTTTTTCAGCCTGCTTTTCAGCATTGGCTTTTTGTCGGGCCAACTTTTCTTCAATCTGCGCCTGCCTGCGCTCTTCAGCTATTTGTTGCCGCCGCTGCTTATCTTGCCACTGCGCCTCACGAGTCTCCATCTGGTGACGCTTATTGGCTGCTTGCGCGGCCATAAGGTCAGCCTGCGACTTTTTATAATAATCATTTATATTTTCAATGGCCTTAATCTGCCGATTGACCTCATCTTCAACTTTATCAGTAACCTTGCTTATGATAGAATGATGTGCCCTTTGATACTCCCCAAGGGCGCTTTCCATGTTGTCATAAGTCTTTTCTATTTTACCGCCCATGTCAGCAACAGCCTTGGCAGTTTTACCAAGGTCTTTTGACACGCTTTTAGATGCGTCACCAAGTTTGCCATCGGCTTCCTGCTCAATCTTGCGAAAGCCCTGCACAACCTGCTGTATATCCTTCTCAAACTGCTCCAAGCTCAATCTAAACTCAGAAAACAGTGAACCTAAATTTTCACTATCTGCCATTTATTTAACTCCATTGATGAGCTTCTTCAGCGTTTGTAGCTTTTCCTTGTCAAAACCAAATTCCTCTTCCTCTTGAACAATCTCGCCCTCAATACTTTCAAAATTACGAATCATATGTGTGGGGTCATTCCCGAAAGCAGAGGCGATAGCTTGCAACATACAAACGAAATATGTTTTCTGGTCGCGAGCCTTAATACGATGTGTGTTTTTCTCTAATTCCCACAATGTATAAACAGGCAATGCCATAAGCTCTGTGTATGTAATTGAATAAAATGCAAGCACAGAGCTTATGACATAACCAATGTCAATTGACTTAACCCTTACTTTTTTTTAGTATCTTCTTCTTCCTCTTCGGGGCTCATACCTTGCGAAAGCCTCATAAGGGTACTCAAAACACGAAGCTCTTGCTTTTTAAGTTTCTCTCGCGGAATATCAGTCAATACTTCAAGAGCATCCACAAGCAATTTTGCGTATTCTTTACCTGTTTCAGCCTTTTCCATTTCGTCGATAATACTGCCATCAATGTACTCGGCAACTGTCAGGCCACGCACCGTGTAGGTATTGCCATCAAGCGTAACTTTTTGCTCAGTTTTAAACTTGTCCAAAGAAACCACTTCCATCTTTTCAATCCTCCAGATAAAATTTGCCCTGCTCATACATATGTGAGCAGGGCATAAAGTAAGTTTTTACTTACAGATTAAACAATTGAGGGGTCGCCAAAGGTCACAAAGTTCCCTGCACTGTCTTTCAGTGCCTTAAAGGTTACTTCGTAAACGCGGGCGCTATCCTTCTCATAGGAATACTCAAAATTGGGATTGGGCAGAGCGCGATGCAGCACCACCACATCCTCATCAATAACCGGGGCACCGGTGTCATCCACATTGGGAACCAAAACCAAAGTTTGAGCCATAACGTTAATGTCATCCACCACATCACCAGACAACTCCAGCTTCTTGTTGGCCGAAGTCGTATCTGTAGTCAGTGTGGCAGCCGGAATCAGCTTGGCAAAAGTCTCCAAACTAGTTTCAATAAGCGGAGCAGTAACCTCAATGGTTTGCTTAGTAATCCGCTCCTGTACCGGCACCGCCTCCTGATCTACCTCAACCTCTTGCGATTCAGTAAAAAACGACACCGAGACACCACCCTGAGTGTAGCCAAGGCTGTAACCAGCAAGATCACTACCCCAACCAGAAGTGAAAACGTCCGGCGCACCAGAATCATTCTTATCAAAGTAATAAACCCGGCAAGAAC